TTTAATGTGTATACTTCCATATTTTTTATAGAACCCGTCGAATTCGACGGGTTTAGATTATCCATATCGAAATCGAGGCGGTTGAAATAAAAAAACACCACCCAGTGACATGTTAGGTGGCTTAAAAAAACGGTGCAGTCAGCTTCTTACTGCTAAACGCAAGCAAGTCCTCTGCACATAATAAAACATACCAAATGATAGTATGCCAGTGTCAAACACTGTTTCCTCATTAACATTATAACATAAAAAAATAGGGCAGTCGCTAGGACTACCCTTGTATAATGACGTGGTAATTTTATTATAACAGATTAATTGATTGTACCCCACAATTTTCCTAAACTATCGTTTGTTTTATTCCATGTTCTAACAGCTAACCAAACATCATTACCATTATAAGCTGTATAACTCACCCAAACGTGACCGTCTTGTTTACATACAGTGTCGTATTTTATTGTTTGACCTGGCTGTAATACACCACTCACAGGACAACTTCTAAACGGTCCAACATAATGAGTTTTAATAGGCGTGTTTGGCGTAAAGTGTGCTACTTCTGATTTGTAATAAGTTCCATACTTATTGATTTTCCAACCGTTCATATCTCTTCTGTTAGCCGGAGTAGAAGCACTGCCAGGTTTGTTTTTAACTGTAGTAACCTTAGGTGTACTACCTTTCATATATGCCCTAATTTGCTTAATGAAGTAATCTTTTAACTTAAGTTGTGTTGCCTTAGTCCATGCTTGTTTTGTTGGATCAATGCCAGCATGTAATTTAGCTGAACGATGAGGACAAGCTGTATAACTAAATTCGTTGTGTAAACGAACAGTATTTCTGTTAGCTGGTAACCCCCACTTTTTAAGTTTATGCGCTGCGAATTTAAGAGCTGTTTGTTCATTTTTAAGAAAATCTTTATCTCCAACGTACATTGATTGGTTAACTTCGATTCCGTAGAATTCGAAATTACCTGAACCCGGTTGAACGCCATCAGATACATGCCAAGCAATTCTATCTTCTGATATAGCTTCCCAAATACCGTTTCTATCAGCATATGCATGAGCTATACCTCTTGCTAATCTATTGTAATCAGCGTTTACTAGATTGTTGTAGTATTGTTTTGAATTCATTGTGCCGGCATCGTTATGAATGACTACACCTTTAGGTTTACGACCTCTCTTAGTCATATTCCAACCTTTGATGTGATTAGTATTAACTTTGATACTACTATTTTCCTTAACTAACTGTTTAGGAGCTGATTTTACATCTTTTTTAGATTTTTCTACTTCTTTTGCTATTGGAGGGACTATAAAATGTGTTAAACCATAGTAGTTATCCCATCGCAAGCTAGGTTTTTTATTAGCCCAACCATTCCAATTTTGTTCTAAAATTTGGAAGCTATTCGTATTACCGCCATTATATACTATACCAATGTGCCCATAACGTGAATAGGTTCCAGCTGTATATACAGCTATCCAACCTTTTTTGGGTATCGTTGACGGTTTGTTTTCTACAATCTTCCACCCTTTAGGGAATTTGTTTTTTATAGAGCTTTTAGCATCGCCCCACATCTCTGTTTGATTATCAGTTAACCACATTACATAATCTATCGCCAAGTCCATACACTGTGCGTGATAAGCACGATCTTTATCAATGCATCCTGGTTCCATAGCACCAAAAGAAGCGTCATAACTCGTCCATACTTTCACTCGATACGGACTATCTACTACACCGTTTTTATAATCTCTTAAACGTTTATTGATTTGTGATTGTGTTTTCATCTGGAGCGCCTCCTCCGCCATTATCAAATTCAAATTCTTCTTCGTCAGCATCGTCAGTGAATGGTTCGTTAGTATCAAAACTTTCAGGTTTTACTGCGCCTGATTCACTTTTAAACTGTACAGGGTGAGTATTTTCGTTACGCGGTTTGTTTAATTCGAAGTCAATACCAGCGTCTGAAACTCCCTTAGTATTAGGGTTAGTTACAACACCTAAAGCTACGAGTATTGTAATAATACTCCCCAGAATACTACTGATTGTTTCAAGTTGACTTGATATATCTATACCAAATGCTTCGGTTACTTGTTTTGCAAATAATAAAATAGCACCTACTAAAGCTGTGAGTGTCGTTCCGTTTTTTAAACGTGTCATCCAATTAATTTTCAAAGGTTACATCTCCTTTTAATTAAAATAAAGAGCCAACACTTTGTGTTAGCTCTTGATAAATTCTATGCATGTGCTTTTTCAGGATCATATTCAACACCAGTTAATCCGAAATATTCTTCTGGCGTTACAAATCCTCTTTTAACAAATAAAGCAAACTGTTCGTTTGTGTAATATCCCATTTTGTAGTATTTAACTCCGATATCATGCATCAGTAGTTCCTCCTAACAATTGAATGGTTAAATCCGATATATCTTTTCTTACATCGCTTAATTCTTCTTGCGTTTTTAATAATTCGAGTGATAAATCAGTTATTATTTGGTCCTTATGAGTCTCATCGTCTTTCTCGGGTGGTTCTGTTTCAATTTGTTGTTTTTTCCATTCCTCGTATGGTGTACCAACCCATTCACCACCGTCAAATTTAACCGGCCAATATAAACTGCTTGGTGGCATAATTTCAGTGTATAAGTCTTTGTCGTAACCTTCTTTACTTTCATCTATAAGGAAAGGTTTCCCATCAGTTTTTCTAAAAATTTGTATCATCTAAATACCTCCTAAACCATGTACGTGAGATTAATCATATAGGTACTACCTGCTTCAATAGCACCTACAGCTTTCATTGTTCCGTCACTTGCCAAATATGCTACTGCACTGCTAGTACCTATTCTTTGATTTAATTTGTATTCAATATTCTTACCAGGAGAAATATCCGAAGGTAGTTGAGCAAAAACTAAACCAGTATTCAACTTTTTGATATTTCCTATAATTTGTACTGTCTTGTTATTTCCTGTTTTTCTAACTCTATAAGAAACCGGCAAATAAGAATTGCTATATACATCTGCTTCAGCGCCGTTTAATAATGGCAAAGGAACCCAACCAGTATCAGTATAGCCGTTACTTATTTCTTCCCATTCTATCCAACCAACAGAATCTGAATAACTTTTAATATATAAATCGTTACGATTATATGAAGAATAGTATATTTTTTTATCCCCACCGGCATTTTTCGTTACATAAACAAAACCTGTGTTCCCACTAGGAGAATCTTGATATTCGTAGTTATAATATAGACCCGATTGGAGAGACAGTAGTTTTTCATTAGTCATTCTATTACTGCTAGTGAAATTAGTTATTTGATTGCCGTTATCATCAACTAATTTATATTTCTGCCAGTTAGAAAAGTCGGGTAATGTTGGTGTTTTTCCTGGCGGACCTTGTTTGCCTTGCTCCCCTTTATCTCCGGTATCGCCTTTTGGACCCTTTGGACCTACTGGACCAATCTCGCCATCTATTCCGTCTGCACCTTTGTCCCCTTTATCCCCTTTAGGACCTACATCACCTTTTTCTCCGGCTATACCTTGCGCTCCTTGTGGTCCTACTTCTCCTTGTAACCCTTGCGGCCCTTGCTCGCCTTGAGGCCCTTCGTCGCCTTTGGGGCCTTTGAATTCTTCGTTGTGTGAAGAAAGGTAGTATTGTAAATCTCCAGTTAATTTATCTTTGAACTCGGTATCTAGTAATTCTGTTAAATCTTCAGACATGATTTGTTTAACTGTATCTTTAACTAAATTTAGACTGATTTCTTTAGATACAAACTTTTCTACACCACTATCAACAATTGAGAATGAGAAGTTAGCTACATGAACGGAATGTTCAAGACTGTCCATAAATAACTTACAATTCACTTTCCCAATGTGTTTAATCACGTTAGAAGGTATGTCATATTTGATCAAACCAATTTCAGGAATTAATACTTCAATTGTTTCATCAATGAATACAGAACCATCTTCCATAAATAAATCGAGTTTAGGTTTCATATCTGTTTTAGTTAAATCAACTGGACTGCCATTATAATTAATTCTAATTCTGATAAATGCTGTATTCTCATCTTCTGTATAGAAACGACTACCAATATCCCCTATATCAACATTTCTAGGGTTGATATGTGTTTCGACTTCGCCCATTTTAATAATCATATATCCACCTCATTATTTATTATTAAAGGCTACCCACCGTCAGTGAGTAGCCTTTTATCTATATTTATCGCGAATGTAGTACATACCTTTTAATCCTACTTTAATTAATCACATTTTTTAAAAAGTCGAACAATGGATGGATAAGCCAAGCCACACCACCTCCTCCAACAAATATACCTGTAGCTTTTAAAATAAACTCTTTATTTTCTTTACCTTTCTCTTTTGCTTCTTGTTCTTCTTGACTTAAATGTTCCCTAAACATTTGAGCATCTTTTTCGACGAGAGACAATCGTTGACCTTGTTCTATGATTTGTCGGTTTGTCTTTTTCTGTTCAGCACTCATCTCTTTAGTTGCATCTACCATTTGATTAAGTGTAGGTTTAAATTCTGCTAATAACACACTTAAATTGTTATAATTGTTTGTATGTTTTTCATCGACTTCTCTTATCCTTTTATGAATCGCATCCCTATCGTCATAATAACTTTGGGGTAATTCATTGTTTGGCATAATGCAACACTCCAAAGTAAGCATAACCACCACACGTTAAAGTAGTTAAAAAGTAAATGAGAGGTGACATCCAATTTAAAGAATCACTAATACCAGCTAACGTAATGACAAAGAAAAACACAGAACAAATAATCCCTCCTAAAATAAGAGTGATACTATAAACTTTGTTAATATTTCTATAAGGTAAAGCCATAGCTGCAATTGCTAAACATAATCCTCCTATAAAGAATGGAATACCCCAAATACTTAAGGGGATTATTTCATTAATACTGCTATACAATGGGCTTTTATCGACTTGAATTTCAGAAGCAAATATAAAAAAAGAACCTCGAGCCATAGCTATTGTTCCAATAAATAATAAAGAAATAACATTAATATATTCCATTTCAGTCATACTGTGTGTTTTCTTCATGTTTCTACCCACTTTCTATCATTAAGTGCAGCACAAATAGCATTAGCATAATAATACATATCTTCTGTCCAATTATGTGTATTTTCTCTATTCTTTTGACTAAAATCGTTTCGACTAAAAAATTCTTTTCTTTGCTGAGTTGATATTTCAATCTGTACACCCATGCCATAGGCATTTTTGTTGGTTATATTATTAATTTCTCTGCCCGCAATTCTGTCAGGAGCAGCTTCCACATTAAAACCTGAAACTTTTAAATTGTGAGTAATAAGTGATATAAGTCTTTCATCTAGTCCACCAATATAACTATTCGCTTCACTGCTTGAATAACCATGTATGGCTATCGTTACATTCATAAATTGATTCCAATATAATAAATTGGGGTTATCATAATTTGTTGAAGTGACGTGTAGAGTTCTATTGTTTTTCGGTTTTAAACCTTTAAAAGTGAAATAGTTTGAATTCGATAATTCTGCTACCAATAACGCTAATTCAGAAGTGCCACACTCTATACCGCCTCCGTGTATAGCAGTTATAAGTGATTTACTATTTCTATCTTGTGTCTCAATCATCCAATCTTTTTCATTCCTCACAAGTTCAGTCATAGATTTATAAGTATCCATCACTTTATTCAACTCCTTTATCTATCATTCTTATTTCTCCATAAATATAAGCTTCACGACTTACTGACCACTGATCGCTCTGAGAAATATAAACTTTAACATCTCCATTAGGTTCAATAGTTAATTGAGCACCACCAGCTTTAACAGGCACCGCTCTAAGGAACGCAGTTTGCGTACTTGTAATTAGTTCACTCGGTAACTTCGCTATAACAGTTCCACTTTTAAAGTTGTCAGCGTTAATTCTTAAAATCACTTCCTTGTAGTCTTGATGTTGAATGATTTTATAAGCACAATTAAAACCATTTTGTCCTTCAGCTTGATAATGTCTATTTTTTATAGCTCCATTAATCAAATCATATTCAATCCAGTCTGAAGATTTAGGTAACTTTTCTTGTATTTCAATAATGCTTTTACGATGTTCATCAATTGTGACGTATCCCTCTTGACTTAATATATTTTCAATATTCCTAACTTCGATTCTTAAATCTTTTAAATATTGACTTCCTTTTGTGTCAATTTCGTTGTCATATTCTTCATAAAGATTTTGAATTGTATTTTTAGCCGCGTTAAGAGATTCCTCGACGTCTTTGACACTTTTACTATGTTGTTGATTAAGTTTGTCCAATCCTTTTTTTGTTTCAATCTGAATCTTTGTAATTCCTTCATCACTTGCATCTTTCACTTTAACAACGTAATCTTCTAAATTATCTAATTGTTCTTGTATTTCAGTGGCTCGTGCATTAATTTGTCTTTTTAATTCATCAAACATACGGATATATTTAATTTTAGTTGCACCATTAATTTTATTTATTATTGCGTCACCCACTTCGAATTCAAATTCAGTTAAAACTGCAGTTGATGATTTATCGCTATCTACCTGATTTCGATGGTTAATCGAAATATATATTTGACCTATAACAGTTGTATTCGTTGAAGCTTGTAAGAATTCAATAGGTATAGTTACTTCAATAACACCATTTAAAGGGTCAATAAAACGTACATTTTCTACTACTTGATTAGAACCGTTAGAGGACTCAAGATATATATACGTTTCAGTGTTTTCTTCACTAATTAATAAAGGCTTTTTGTTTTTAGTCACATAAAACCTTAAAACTGCAGTTTTATCATCTAAGTTATAAAAACCGATACCTTCATCAGATATCGGTTTTAAGTAAGGTTCATTTTTAACTTCAATTTTACCAATCTTTTTTAATTCCATTATTTTTCCTCCCCATTTATAACATTTCTTAAATCATCATCGTATATAGTATTAGGGTAAATTTGTGTGAACGTATCTTCTTTAAGATTACCGTATTCTCCAGATTTTAATATCTGAATGGAATTAGCAGAATGCGTAGGAGTGAACTTCGCAAATAATTTAATTTGTTTGATTGTTACAATACCAGCACCTTTTTTCTTAACATCTAGTACCGGCATTACTGTATCAGTACGTTTTGTACCTGGTTCAGTAATCGTCGACATTTGAACACCAGCAGCAGCGTAAATAGGGAAAGTTGTATTTCCTTTGTTGAGTCTATGTTCAATTGAAAATAAATTACGTTTTCTACTTTTATTAAACCCAAAGAATGGATGATAATTCTGAACAATATTAGGATTAATCCCGACTGTGACATCTCTATCAACGTTTATAGTCACATATCCATAGAGCTCTACAAATCCATTCGCTAAAACTTTGAAACGCTGCTGACTCATCATTATACGTTGCCATTCATTCCTTTCTGCACGTAGGGTAATGACTTCAGACGTTTTATTGTTAAATCTATCATCATATACCATCACTTTAATGAAAGGATCTAATGATGTTTGACCATTTTGATAAGATTCAAATTGTGCCATTCTAAAAATTACATTACCAACCCAGCGTACTGAACGTCTCATTTCTTCGGGACTTTTCTTTTCACCGACACGTTTTTCATTTATTTCTGAAAGATATGACGTTGTTTTATTTCGGATACCTACCCAATTACTAAAAGACGATAATGTACTGGAACCCCAAACAACGAGATCTCCCTTACTTTTTAAATTGTTAATAAGATGAGTCATATTATTATTTTTTTGATTAGCCCAACGCGGATAAAATAAACAGTAATCATTATTTACTGAAATAATATCATGCAAATCTAAGTGAGCAGTTAAATTATCTATACTTTGAACTAAGCTACGCATATTTTGTGATTCTTTTTCAGAAAAAGGACTTTTACCTTTGAAGTTAGATTTATCAGGATCTGTCCCTTTACCTGCCTTCCAGTTATAATCAAAATTTCTGTTTAAATCTACATTGTTCACATTCTCTCTTTCTTGATTTGCGAATCCCCACGGGTTAACCATAGGAACATAAATTAAACGTACATTTTTTCTTAAGTAAGTTAATTGGGGATACTTTTCCCACTCATTGACCAATAAGTTGAGTATATGACACATATCAAAAAATCCAGTGGTTTCATTACCGTGTATACATGAAGTGATAAGTAAAGTTTTGTTGTAATTTTGCGGTTCAAACGTGAATTTGTAAACATTATATTTTCCTGATGTATCTTCTCCGACAACTTCTTTTGTAACGTATTGATTATCAACTAAAGGGTTTAAAAATGCTTCAATATGAGCTTCTGGTTCCCAATTATTTGGTGTTCCATTTTCTCCTAATCTATTTCCTGATATATATGGAGGATTCCAAATAAAGTCAACTGCACCATTAGAATGTATTTCTTTATCTAATTTTCTGTTAATTCCTAAAAAGTCATGAAGCAGTCTTTCTTGCAACAAGGGGTGTACGGTTCCATCTATTGATACTCTGGCTTGTTTTGTTTCAGCTATACCGTCTCCATTTGCTCCTAAAACAAGCCCATTAATATTACCGTTAAGATAATCCAAAAATGCAGAAACGTTTGTATTTCTATAATCAACCTGCATGGCTTGATGTGCATGATGCTTAGTTTCTGTGTGTGCGCGATGCTGATGATCTAATTCATTATAATAATTAAGTATTGTTCTAAAATTATTTATCATCTTGGTTCTAAATGTGTGTCCTATTTGAATAGGAAAGTCTAAAGTTAATAACATTTTATGAACCTCCTTTTATTCCTTCTCTAAATGAGATATTCTCTTTTTAAGTTCTTCATTTTCTTTTTCCAAATTTTCTATTTTGTCTAAGTAAACACCTAAACCGATGACTGCCTCTATGTGCGTGACTGGAAAATATTCTTCTCCATCTCTATCTTGTAGATATCTTATCGATACTTCTTTACTCATCAATCAATACACTTCCTACTGTTTCGTTATATTCCTCTAACACATTTAAAGAATAGTCACTAGTTTTGAATCCTTTTTTCATAAGATTATTAACCTTTCTTAACCTACGATTGAACTGTGATTGCATTTTTATAATATCTTTCTGAGCATTACTGAATTCCACTTCAATAGGCTGCGAAACAAGGGGGTGATATTCAGTAAGTTTGACAACTTTTAAATCAGTATTAAATCCGATAGGTTTGTGTATAAATCGAATAGTATTATTTTCATGAATACTTTCTAATCCTAAATAATTCGTTGCTACTTCGATTGTTGGAATATCATCAAGTGTTTCTTTTAATTTCTTCTTTAACTCTGATTGACTTGTAATATTATCATCATATATTGTAGGGGCTTCTGATTTACCATATTGCTTATAATATGGAGACTTATATTCAGCATATACATGATAAATATCTTTACCTTTAAGAACTGCAGTTAGATTTAAAACACTACTTTTGCTTGTACCAACATACATGACTGGATTAGACTTCTTATAATCAATACCAGGTTTTTTCGATTTAAAAACTCCTCTAAAAGTATGTTTACCTTTTGATAATCCTTTAGCTAAAATCACTTTTTGCGTCGAAGCATGAGTGCTGTAACAATCAAAAGTCCCTTTCGACTTATCATCAATAAATACTTCGATTATTCCACCTTTAGGTCCTTTTTTTAGATTCCAAGTTAAGGTTTCATTCCCCCACTTACAATCAAATGTCTTATAAAACGAATCTCCTATATGTTCAGTAGACCAAGTCCCTTCCTTTTTAAAATTTCCAGAGTATGAGAAGTCTTTAGGCTTTATAGGTTTATAGTTTTTCGTTTCGGATTTTGACTTTTTCTTTCCATATCCTTGAATGTAGGTGCGTAATTCAGTTGTGATTGTTTTAGCCGAAACCGAACTATTATTATATTTATAAACTAATATTTCATCTGATTTTTTATAAAAATTATCAGGTGTATAAATATGGAAAGTTTTATTATCAGCAAAAAATATATAGCCAAAATACTCAGCACCTTCAATAAGATGTTCTAAACCATTTTTATCTCCTAACTGTTCAATATATTTACTCTCATTAAATTTTCCATGTAACTTATAATCGAAATTAAGTTTATTATTTTTGAATGCAAAATCAAGGTACTCTTTAACTTTCATGGAAATTTTTGCTTCAGTCTCATCTTCATCATTCAGTGACTCATCATCTAAATCTTTAGGTACATAATGATTTTGAAATTCCATAGAAATATGCTTAGCCTCAATTTCATTAAGTATTACACCTTCTTCATACTTAAGCTCAGTCGATTTAATGACATATTTCTGGCCCTTCCAAACTAAATAATTTTCATTAATCAAACTATCGAATATATCGGCGTTAACATTAGTTTTATAAGCAGTGAGAGATATGGATCGCTCATTATTTTGTTCATATTCATATTTAAAGGAACCAAAGTCAAAGTCATTAACAATTTCCGAAAATGTCCCTTCTCTATTCATAAATATTAGATTTTCCAATATTCTCACCTACCTATAGATGTAATTAAATATAAATTCTGTTTTAGGACTATTGGATATATTGTGACCTCTAATTAAAATTTCATTCCAACCCGGCGCTAAAGTAATAAAATCATAATTTGTGTCTTTACCAACTCTTTTATTATTAATATAAGGATGCACTCCTATAATAGAAACCGTATTACGCTTTTTGAGAGGTTTTTTATATTCAAATATATCATTTGTGGTTAGATTAACGATTTCAAATCCATAAGGTGCTGTAAGTGTGCAATTAATATTTAATTTGTGTCTTAATAAAGGATTAATGGTATCTTTAGAACCGTTAAATATTTTAAAGTAACGAATATTATGTTTATATTTAACTTCATCACTTCCTATAATACCTTGTTCAAACTGCCAACTTTCATCAGTCCAACTAAATTCAGAAGTATCTTTTAATGATTCTGCATATCCTTTGTAGACAGAATAAGTCACCTCAATAAGTCCAAATTGACTTGTTAAGTTTTCATTACTGACACCCTCTGGTATAACTGCATATTTTTTACCTGGCATATCTGAATGCCATACGAAATAAGGATCTCTCCTATTTATCAATTGACGTAACTTTTCTTTTGCTAATCTATATTCTTTATAATCCGTGCCTTTATATGAAAATCTCAGTATCAAATTGAAAGGACCGAAATTCATCGGTCCTTGTAAAACGCCATCGCTACCATTAACTTCAATCTGATTGGACTTCCTATCTAAATCCTCTTCTTCAAATTCTAGAAACTTAAGATGAGGAATATCCGTTAGTGTTTCTTCGAAATGATCGTTAAATATTTTTACTTTTTTATTTTCCAATTTATAAACCTCCCTGGCTATAAGCAGCGAGTCTTAACCTTGAACCTTGTGCCTGACTTACATCGCGTTCTGAAAAACCTTTCGGTTGTTTTTCAATAGTTTTATTACTTTGTGCTATTTCCATTAACACGTTTATTTGTTTCTGTTGATTTTCTATCATTTGTAGTAGTAATTCTGCATTATCAACTGTATTACTAGTAACACTAGATGTACGTAATTGGTTAGGTCGTTTATTTCTGTTATTTCCACTAATTTTACTTGCAGCAAGATGTAACAATTTCATCGCATCTGATTGTCTGCTTGGATCTGTAGGGATTACAATTTCTGGATAACCCCCTTCAGCAAGTTGATACATTCCCGAGGTATTAATAACTCCGCCTGTAGCATAAGCAAAGTCACCAGCTCGTTTAAATGCGCTTCTCCAACTCCCCATAATAGGTACCCACTTACCTACAATGTAACGCATAGCAGATATAGCTTCGTCAGTTGGATTTAAGATGTTTCCGTGTCCTGGTTTAGCATATGCTCTAAAAGATGGTTCAATCATTTGGAACATACCTTTAGAAGGTATTCCCGCTCTAGCATTGCTATCCCAGTTATTAACTGCTCCCGCCTGGAAATTAGATTCACGCTTGGCAACTCTCATCATTTGTTCAGTAATATAAGACGATTTATAACGTCCACCTAAAATAGATTGTGCTCTTTGAATTGCTCTACGTGCGTTTGCAGAACCACTACCACCAACTTTTCCGCCACCGCCATGACCTTTAAGCCATTTAGCAGGGTTTACTGTCCCTCTGTTTGTGATGTCATCATGGCGACCTCTTTCAACTTGGAAGTGTACGTGTGGACCAGTAGTCCATTGACCTGAATTACCTGTTTTAGCCATTGGTTCTCCAGCTTTGATTTTACCTTGTTTTAATATTTTAGATAAGTGCATAAAGAACAATGTGAACTGACCTGTTAAAAGTCGTGCAACAAGTCCTCCACCTAAGTTGTGGATAGCTTTTACATTTCCATCATTGGTAGCATTGATAGTTGTACCATATGGAGCGCCATAGTCAATACCAAAGTGAGCACCACCATTAAAACTATAACCAGGAGCGCCACCATTAGGATAATATCCTGTGGTAATTGGGAACTTAGTGAATGAAGAACCATCTCCACCGCCTGCAGAGTCTAAACCTTCATTAAAGAAGTCTTTAATACCATTTTTAAGTTTCTTAATCATAGCTGTCATTAAATCAAATGGTAATGGCGCATTTTTCATAAAGTCTAGGTTAAAACCAACTTTCTCAAAGACTTTATTTACCAATTTCATAGGATGACCTACATAATCAAAAACATCTCCAATACCCTTGATAACAGTGCTAGACACATCTTTAGCTTTATCAAGTGCTTTTGTACCTATGTCTTTTGCTTTGTCAAACGTAGTACCACCTATGTCTCTTGCTTTACCACCAATGTCTTTTACTTTATTAACATCATTTTTTACACCAGAGCTAATAACATCTAATATACCGTCTTTCTTTTTAGTACCTTTACTAAATTTAGGTAGTTTTTTCTTCTTAGTGTCATATCCTGAATTAGATAAAATAGCATGTGTTTGCGCGCCACTATATACACTTGAGCCTTTAGGTAAGAATGTTGTTGTATCTTTGTTAGGTGTTAGTGCCATTCTTCCGTTAGGATAACGGATCATTTCATTTCTAAAGCCACCAGGTCCATTACCTCGACCTCTATCTCCTACAGTAGCCATTGTATCTTTGTTAATTTTACCATTAGTAACATAACGTTGAGTATGTGTAGATTGTGTACCAGTAGAAAGTTTAATAGGGTCAATTTTCTCCATACCTAATTTATCAGCAACCCAGTTAACGCCTTTGATTAATCCATTAAGGCCTTTTTTAACACCTTTGACCATTCCGCCAAAAAGATTACCGATTTTACCGGTAACTGTTTTGATACCGTCTCTCATTTTATTCATGGTGCCCATAACTTTCGATTTCATGCCATTTACTATAGATACAGTAGTACTTTTAATTCCATTCCATTTCTTGCTCATGAAGCCACCTACAGCATTCATGGTGTTATGAGTACCTTTTTTAAGTGATCCCCAAGCATCTTTGACGCCTGACCATAGAGCTTTCGCTTTATTAACAGTACCTTTTTTAATACTGTTCCATTTAGAACTCATGAAACTGCCAACTGCTTTAAATATGCCAATTGTACCTTTTTTGAGTGCATTCCATGTGTTTTTAACTCCAGACCATAATGCTTTTGCTTTATTCACTACTGAATTTTTTATAGCCGTCCAGATTTTAACTGTGGCATTCTTTACAGCATTAAATATTACAACAATACCTTTTTTTAATGCGTTAAATACAGATAGAACGCCTTTGCGCAAAGCTCGAATAATTCCTAATACACCATTTTTTAATGCAGTCCACACTTTAATAGAAAAGCTTTTAATAGCATTAAATATCGTAACTACAATGCGTTTAATAAGGTTGATATTAAATCTTACTTGCGCAACATATGCTTTAATAATTGCTATAACACCGTTCTTTAAGGCGTTCCAGATTTTAATAGCAGCATTTTTCATGCCATTCCATAAAGCTGATAAGACATTTTTTAATGCTTGAATAGGATGTTGAACAGAAAATTTAATAGCGTTCCATATTATTACAGCACTTTTTTTAATCGCGTTCCAAATGGCAATTGTAGAGTTTTTAATTGCGTTCCAAATATTAATAATATAAGGTTTGATAAAACCAAATATAGCTATTGCAGCATTTTTTATTGAATTCCAAATGCCGATAACTGCATCTCTAAACGAGCTATTTGTTTTCCATAAATGAATAAGCCCTGCTACTAATAATCCGATGGCTGTAATAACTATACCGACTGGTCCAGTCATAAATCTTATTGCTAATCCCAAGCCTTTAGTTGCTAAAGTTGCACCTTTAGTAACTGTAGTCCAAGCTGTTGTTGCAGCTGCAGCAATTTTAGTTTTCATAGCCTGTGTTGTCTGAGAAGTGGTTAATGCAGCCACCGCATATCTGTAACCATTTGCTATGCCACGAGCAGTGGCAGTAACGCCATTCCAAATACCAGTCGCTGCTGCACTGGTTTTAGATAAGAATGATAATGTTCTCATACTCGTCATTAAAGAGCCTAATACCGTTATAGAAGTACCAATTGTCGAGGCCATAACGCCAAAGACCATTAGTAGTGGACCAATAGCTGCGGCGAGTAATCCTACAACTGCAATCGTTTTTTGAACGCCAGTAGGTAAATTAGAAAACTTATTCGCTAATGATGTAATCCATTTAGCAGCTTTATATAACATTGGGGCTAATGCATCACCTAATGAAATCGCTAAACTTTCAATTGCCGATTTCATTTTACGCATTGCGCCACCAATACCGCCTTCCATTTCTTTAGCCATTCTTTTTGAAGCACCTTTAGAGCCGTCTATGGATTTAGTTAGCTTTTTATAATCTTCGTCTGATGCATTGATAACTGCTAATGCACCACTCATGGCCTCTTTACCGAATATTGTACTAGCTGCGGCTGCTTGTTGATCTTTGGATAAACCACCCATTTTAGTTCTAAGCTGGTCCATTACATCTCTCATAGGCAGCATTTCACCGTTGCTATCAGTAATAGATATTCCCAGTTTATCCATTTCGTCTTTCATTGCTTTTGTTGGTTTAGAAAGGTTGGTAAACATTGTTCTTAATGCTGTACCAGCTTTTTCGCCTTTTATCCCAGCATTAGACATCAAACCAATAGCTACTGATGTATCTTCTATCGTGTAACCTAACGCACCAGCAACTGGAGCAGCGTATTTAAACGCTTCACCTAAACCACGTACATCAGTATTAGCTTTCGAACTCGTTTGAGCCAAAACATCAGCAAAGTGGGTACTATCTTTAGCTTTCATACCAAATGCAGTTAAGTTGTCGGTTACAATATCAGACACGCTTGCCAAATCTTCACCAGATGCGGCAGCTAAATCCATTACACCACCAATACCTTTTAGCATATCTTTAGTATCCCAACCAGCAAGTGCCATGTAGTTCATCGCTTCAGCAGATTCCGAAGCAGTGAATTTAGTATCTCGACCCATTTGAAGTGCTTTTATTCTAAGCTGGTTAAACTCATCTCCAGTAGCACCAGATGTGGCTTTTACTTTACGCATGGTATCGTCGAAGTCTATACTTTTCTTCACCGCAGCGCCAAAACCTGCTGCAATTGGTGCAGTAACGTGTAAACTCATGTTACGCCCAACCGACTTCATTGAGTCACCAATAGATTTTATCTTAGGTCCTATTTCAGAAAATGTTTGCCCAAGTCTACCGACAGACGATTTACTTACTGCAATCATTTCTCTATATTTATCTCGCGTTTGGTCGAGTTCGTTTTGTAAATAATTAAGATTGTCAGCTTGTCGACTATATTCCTGCCTTAATTGAGCAGCTTTTTTGCTATTCACACCAGATGCTCTTGCTGCTTCTTGGTATTTTGCTTTCAACGCTGCAACGTTAGCTTTAGATTCTTTGACTGCTTGCGATAATTCTCTAGTTCTTAACTTATATGAATTTAAACTTTTTTCGGAATACTTAAAGTTGTTGTTAGATAGTTTTAAGTCAGCGTTTAATCCTTTGAAACTACGTTTTATTTCCGAAATACTACGTTGAACGCCCATATCTTTCATAGATAGGTCAATCTGCAACCCTTTTATTCTTTCTGGCATCACTCCACCTCCTTACTTATAAAATGTATTACATGAACGCGTCGATCATACTGTTTGTTTTCTTGACGTTTTTCTTATTACTTTCGTCAACTAACTCCATGAAAAAGGCAAAAGGCATATCTAAAATATCGTTAATATCCTTACCGCCTTCTTCCATCATTTTCAACATTAACTTCTTCATATTTTCCTTATGTTCTTTATAATTGATAGGTTTTAAATCATTTTGGCTAGTTGCTTTTTTCTTTCTTCATCCATTTGACCTTGTGCAATAAATTGAATTTGTTGTTGTAACTCTTCTACAGCATCTGGTGCATGCAATCTGTCTAGTAAATCATCTTTTGTAAATTGATTGTTGTAAATATCAACTACCATGTCTAACATTTGATCGATATTTTCTTGCGCAGAAGTGTTCTCATCTGATGCACCGTCCATTAAATCAGCTGCATCATAGATTTTACGAAAAGGAATTTGTGTAGGTGTAATATAAGTGTCGAATTTTGCGTTACCTTCTGAATCAGTTACTGCGTTACCCTTTTTATCGATTTGAATTAATTTAATAAAATTACGTTTAGCCATATTTTAATTGCTCCTTTAATTTTGATTTTTATTTGCAAATAAAAAGAGGACACGAAGTCCTCGATAATAGTTATTCTTCTAATTCTTTGATTAACGCTTTTCCACGTCTGTTGTTGCTTGTAGAAAGCTCTGAAATACGCTCATCAGAGATTTTTTTGTTCGCTGGTTTAGGATAAGTATCTCCAGTATCGTAAACTTTCTTCTTATCCTCTAAATCAATGAATTTGTGTAAAACTTCATACTTATTTTTAGCCATAATCAAACCTCCTGTATGTTATGCGCCTAGTTCTGATTCTGTTCCACTAGATTCTTTTGGATCACTGCTTGGCGCAGATTCGCCAAAAACAGCCTCCCAAATAGCGTCTTTCATAACGGATGTACCTTTAGCATCGTGACCTAATAACATTGCTTTTTCTTCTTCGAAGCCTTTAACTTTAGCTTGCATGAATTCAGCAGTAGTAGAGTCAGAACTGAATTCTACGCCATCTTCTTTTGTATTACCTTCTAATTCAGGGAATGTGAATAATCCTTTAGGTAATCCCACATACTCGCGTGAACCATCTTCCATAGTTTTCGCAAACATAACAGCTACATATGGTGGTGTATCGTTACCAACTGACACGATGCCGTCCTCTGATTTTTCTAATCCGAACAATGCAACTCTGTCCTCTAATGGTAACTTATGGAAACCAGCTTCTACTTCGATTGTTCCGTTAGCAACTGCCATTTCTGCTACTTGGTTATCACCATATGCTTTTTCGATGTCTTGATCTTTGGATACTGAAATTTCTTGTAAATATTTAATGCGTTCTGGATCAGCAACTTTTTGAACGCCACCTTCACCATGCACTTTATAATAAAATTCTGTTAACCCTGTAAATGAACGATAGTTTTTCTCTGCCATATTAAAACACTCCTAAATTTTAAAATATTGTTTACCTTCAAACCTTTTAGTTTGTCGGTAGATACTAAATTCTTTGATATATTCGGGTTTTATTGATGATGTCTCTCCAAAACCTAATACTTCCCACATCATTCGTTGTATTAAAAAAACGAGTCTATCTGATAAGACTCGTCCGTTTACTCCTTGTTTTTGTTTTACAAATACATCTATTTGATAAAAATATTCGTAAGTGAGATTATCATTATCACCAAAATCAGTAGGTGTAGGTGTATCTAATGGATCTATGACAATCACTACATCTTTAATTTCTTGTGCGTTTGGATAATCAAAGAATTTAATATTGTTCTTTTGAACATGATTCATAATTTCTTTGTTATCTATAATCGCTTCGTATATTTTCATTGTGATGTCATCCAATAAATTACACCCTCTTTCTCATTTCTTCTTTTACTGTTCTGAAATACGTTTCTCTGCCTTCACGCATAGCGTTTTCAATAACACCTTTACCAGCTGTATTAACCCACTTTCCAGAACGATCAAAGTGACCATATTCATTTAGGTGGATAATACGATAACGTTGTTTAGGACCTCGCCAATGAATTTTAACGGTCCTTACTCCTTTTATCGTCATCGGCTTTGAAAGTGTAGTTTCTTCTACTGATTCTCCAGTATCTTCAAAACTTTTCATATTACCTTTGATAATACTTACAACTTTATTGCCAGCTTTAGTTAGTGCAAAGTCAGTTATGCGTTTAGTAGCAGATTTACCGTAATTCTTTTCTAAATAGGCAATTATTTCTTTATCGCCTTTCATTGTTATAGTCATTCTTCTTCACCCACCACTTTAATGTAATTAGGCGTCTTAGAAGGTGCTACATTTTTGATATTAAAAAACAACCCCGCATACATACCATTTTTTATCTCAAATACGTGTTTTGGATTTGGTAGAAATTGAGGTTGTGCGTCTCTAATATTTAATGTAACTGACCTTTTACTAAGTTCTAAATTACCTAACTGTACATCTTTTTGTGTTGGCTCATACATTCCAGCAAAACAACTGTATATTTCTTTCTGTTCATTCATACCTGCCTCTGGTCCATCATTCACAACTTCATAAAAAGTAACTCTGTAATCTAATTGGTTAAGATTCATCGACTATCACCTCAATGTTATCCTTACGCCATTTAATCAAGCTACTTCTTAATGTCTGAACGAGCTTTACAGAAGATGCAGGTACTTCGAAAGTTTGTTCGTTGGAAGTAGTTGAACGGTTATCGTAGTGATGTGCTACAACATTCAATACTGCAAGGTTAAACAATCCGTTATTTTCATAAAAAGGTTGATCTTCTTCCCTTAAAGATACAGCTGTTTTAATTTCGTTAATCGCACCTGGTAAATACACTTCCATAATTAAGTCATCATCGAAATCATGGTCGACGCGTATCGCTTGTTTAATGGCTTCAACGTCATCTATTTTGAACATTGAAATCACCTACTTTACTTATGCTCCTAGATCCCCACTAGGTTCTGTTGCATCTTCAAACGTTACGAAGAAACCAGCATTTTTATCAGCCTGTTTCACATCGAAACGGAAAGCACCCATTAAGTATTTACCGTAGATTTCATTTTCAATCCATTGAACAGAAACGTCTGTACGGTCTGCAAATAACACACCACGTTTTACATCACCGATAAATGCTAATGCATCTCCATTTTTACCTAACAAGTCATCACGCACAACTGTTACATTCATACCTAACACAGTATTACCTGCAGTGTTGATGATACTGTCTTGTAGTAAATAACGACCGTTACCATCTTTTAATGTATCTAGTTTTTGATAGAAACTTTGAGTACAGATGATTTGACGGTCATAACCAGGATCTAATTTAACGTTGATGATTGCTTTCAAGTCATCTACATCAGAAACAGATGTCGGATTAAATGCTTTAAGCACTTCGCCAATTCTTTCATTTAAAGTATTGATTTTTTGTTCATTGATATTTTCAGAAACAATAGCAGTTAAGTTAGCAACTGAATCATCTAGGGCTTCTTGTGAAATTGGAATTGCTCCACGATATGTTTCAACTTCCCAATTCACTGTTTCGAATTCCGGACGAGCTAACTCAGGGTTTTTCTCTAATTCAGCCACAGTGTTGAATTTAGCGTTAGCACGTTTTAAGATCGGGTATTTCCCACTTGCAGTTGATACTGAAGTTTTTTGTACCAATTCTGATAAGTCTTGGACTGTCTTAACTTCTTTTTCAGGAATATATTTAATATCCTCTGGGATAGTTACGCCAACGTCATCAGATTTAACATTGTCACGTTTAGCCCCTTTTGATTTCATGTACTGTTCAAATGCTAGAATTTCTTCGTTTGTCTCTGGATTTTGGTTTAATTTAGCCATAGAACGTTTCGCTCCTTCTTTTTTGTCTTTTTCTTTTTTTAATTCTTCTTCTGTTGGTTCTTCTACTTTTTCAATAGTAGGTGTTTCTGGTGTTTCTTCAGGTTTGTCATCTGGTTTTGGTGCATCATCAGGTTTTTCTTCATCTGAAGTTCCTTCTGGTTCATCATCAGAAGGTTTGTTCTCTGATTCTTCTCCAGAATTACCATCTTTGTTATCTTCAACTTCTGCACCTTCATCTTTAGGTGGTTCATCTTGTTTAGGTGCTGACGCTTCAATTTCTTTTGAAAGCTGTTCGAGTTCTTCGTACTCTTTCTTTTGAGCATCAATATCAGCTTTTAAATTACGAGCAGTTTCGAGGTCGCCCTTTTCAACTGCTTCTTGCGCTTTAGAAATCAAATTGGCGATTTCTTTTTTGCGCTCATCTAAATTAGCCATGTGTAAGCCTCCTTATTAAATTTGGGTATAAAAAATAGCCTTACGTTTCAAAACGTAGACTTTCTAAATCCAATGCTATCTTCATTTGTTCCAACTGTTTGAATTTCTTTAAGTCTTTCGCACGTTGACCGACTTCAACCGATGTATCTTTGTAGGCTGGCACTGTAACAATGCTAACCTCAATCAATTCATCGATTTTATTTATGGTTTGAACGTACTCATTATCTATGTTTTGCCACGTACGAGCCGTTGAGTCATTAGGTGGCAATGTGTAAAAGAAACTGCACTGATTAACGTTGCCTGCTTTAATATTCTCATAAATATCTCTTGCGTATGATGTATTAGGTAAGTGGCATTTAAAGTATAGCCCTTTTTCATCCACCTGTAGCTCAAGCGTTCCTGCTTGTGTGCGTCCTATAACATAACTAAAATCATGATTGATTAGACATTTCACATCACTTACATCTACATCATTTAAAGCATTAGGCGCTACAATTTCTCTAAATCCACCCAAATCATCACTCATTGAATTAAAGATAATTGCGTACCCCTCAATAACCATATCTTGCTGTCCAGTGTCAACGTTACTATTCGTCATACTCATCACCTCCCTTAATGGAGTTCTTTTCGACTTCTTTGTCAATCTTCGATTTTTGGTAATTTTCTAAAGTGTTAAGTGGCGCTCTGTTAAGGTCAACCAATGGTTGCTCGCCATGTTCAATAGGTTGATAGCCAAATACACTTCTAGCTTCGTCTGTTGAAATAATTCCTTTACTATGCAATTCAGTAATACGTTGTAATTGTAACTCTGGATCAATGTCAATGAGACGTGATGAGTCAAACTCTAATTCGTTACCAGAATCAATAAATTTAAATATTTTCGTTTCGAGTTCAGCAATCATCATTTTAAATATTGGATCTAATGTACTTTGCAAATACTCTAAGTTTGCTTGTGTGATAGATGTATTGACTGTTTCAATACCTAGTTTAGATACCGGCAAACCGAACGCTTTAGCAACTTGAGATGTGCTGAACTTATAACTATTTAAGAAGTTCAATACTTCGGTAGGAATTTGTAGTCTGTTAAATTCCATTGTGTCATCGATAGCAACTAAACCACCGTTGTTTTTTAATTGACTTTCTGAAAAGTTCTTTTTCAATTCTCTTAATTGTTCAGCATTGATTTGCCCTTTTCTATACTTCAATACTGATGTCGAAGTCCCACCATTATCGAAGAAGTTACGCAGGAAGCTCTTAGAGCCTTGAGAAATACCAATCTCATGTGCTAGTGCATACAACGGACTGTATCCTACATATCCATCTAATGTGATATATCTGAAATGTAATATATCATCGCTTGTTATCTTAACGGCATTACCTTCCACATCTTCACTTACGTTGTAAATAATTTCGCCGTCTTTTTCCTCAATTCCTACTAAGTCGTTATGTAAGAAGTGGAATCCAACAGGAAAATCATTTTTGCCACGCACAATTTCAACAAAAGATTGACCGTTAAGCAGCATATTCGCGATTATTATAAACTTAAAGTGCCAACCCGGTAAGTCCGAATACGGATTGTTATTAAATAGATCCAGTATTTGGTCCATCACTGTATTTGTTTCGTGACCTTTAACTTTCAACTTGGTACTTGCAATGTCTGCAGATATAATACGTGTAGCAGTAAATACATCACTGTTACGTAGCGCGTTTATACCAACATAGCTTGCATGTGTGCCATGTTCTTGCCAATACAATAATCGTTCTAAATCTCTGTTCATCTTTTCTTGTTTGCTTGTAAATCCTAAATCAAGTAATGGCATTAACTGTCACCCCCTTTCTGACTTATCGAGGTATTGTCATATGCTTGATTTAAAACGCCTGAGAGGCCTATGAGAAGCAAGCCACCAATAATATAAGCTAACGGCTTCCAAAGTATGAACAAGCCATAGAATAGACCTATTAAGCCCACAACGAATAATAGTATTACTACAAGTGCATATAAGAATTTTTTCATCATCACACCTCCTATAAGAATAATGGCATTAACGTTTCTGTGTCCCATTCATGTTCACAAGCCATTACATAAGCAAATATAGTCGCCATAAGTGGATCAATTTTTTCTCTATTCATTTTCTTTTCAATCATTAATGAATCGTTAGTATCTTTAGCCACTGCATTTTTGATTGCAATGTCTAGTAATGGATTTTTGTGATGTTTAATGTCACCATTAATTACTTTCAATCTGAAATCTAGTATTGGATTAGATAACGTTTGTGGACCTTGTCTGATTTCTACCAAATTATAAGGCCAATCTCTACGTTCAATCTCTGCAATAACGCCATGTATTGAGTAAGGATCATAACATAATGCTTGTACATCTAGTTTATATTTGTCGATATAATCTTCGATGTAATTCAAAACTTGGTCAGTATTGATAATTCCACTTTGTAAATCGGTAATCGTACAATAACCACTTTCTGCAAGTTGTCTATAATCGATGAAGTCTCTGTCAATCTTGCCATCTAATCCACCTTTGGTAGCAACGAAAGAATGGCTAGTTACATAATACTCTTGATTATCTTCATCAAGATGAACAAACGATACTGCGGTTAAGTCGTCAGCACGCGATAAGTCTAAACCGATATAAGTTTTAGAGCCATTTATATCAAAGTCTATTTCATTTTTCTTCCAATCATTGAAATCTAAATAAGATTCTGTGCTTGCTGCACGCCACATATTGAAATTCTTTATTAATATCCCATTTAATCCTGAACCACTATCAATTGCAGTTTTAACTTCTGGTTGAATATTCTTAGTTAACAATTGTGCCATTTCTGGCAACTCCATAAGTGGATTGGATTTAATCCAAGTTTTAACGTCATATACTTCTTTCTCATCATCTTGTTCAGCACAGAAAACAAAGTAGTTTTCATTTTTTGCTATGCCGTCAAGTATCTTATCAATATATAAATATTCTTCATACATCGGACCATTCAAATTAGTTCCAGCTGTTGAGATAATAATTAATATAGGGTTGTGCAGTAGCACTTGCCCACGTCTTAACGTTTCATAAATCTTTTTATCTTTAGCTTCATGATATTCGTCAATGATTGCGTAACTAAACTGATGACCTTCTAAGTTTGCAGCCTCATTTGAAACGGCTTTAACTTTACTTCGATCATTGGTATTCAATATCTCCTTTGCACTTGGTGTTATCTTAGTCATTGATTTAATCTTAGGAGAAACGCTTCTAATAGTTTTCAGTTGTGCCAATGTCATATCGTATGCTATACCAGCTTGGTCTCTTGAATTGGCGCTCAAACCAATCAACCGTTCATTCAACGGATCTTTACCCATCAATAAATCGTACAATGCCATTCCAGAGATCAATAATGTTTTACCATTTTTTCTACTCATCGATATATAGGCTTTTGTAAATCTTTTATATCCATGTCTGTCGTACCAACCATTTAAGCTACCAGCAATGAATTTTTGAAAGCCACCTAATGATAACTGTTTACCAGTTTTAGGATCTGGCAACATTTCAAGAAACTTAATAATGTGATTAGCTTTCTTTACATCAAAATGATAAGGGAGTTCCGAATCGTTCAAGTCATCTAAATGGCGTTGACAGGCTTTTACGTTTTTTTTACTAGCTATAATATCGCCATTAACTACTTTTTTTGCATATTCTGTAACATAATCCCTAATCTTTGCCATTCATTAAGTCCTCAAATTCATCTTTCTTTTCTTTCTTAGTATCTGGCGACAATATTTTTAAACGTGACTCAACTGTCAATCCTAATTTAGGACAAATGGAGTTCATAGCATTTACGCTATCTCTTTGTACTGTGTAATAACTAGATAATTTCGTTCCTCTTTCGGTTTCGACGACCATACCCTCTTTTTCTAATTGGATCGTGGCGTTCTTGTAATTGCTATACGTTTGACAATAGGTGGCTAATAACCCCATATCTAAAGCTGCTATTGGTAGTTCTTGAATTAAAGGTAATATGCGATGCCATTCTTGTATTGCATCTTTATCAAGCCATTCAGGAGGGTTTTCATCTATCTCGGTGAGTTGTGACATCGCTTTTTCTGCATTTTCTTTATTTTCTTGTTGTTCGACTGTTAAATTACCTTTTTGTTGAGATAATAATTTTCTTGGTGGCATTTTCGCCCCTCCTTTCTAAATTTTTAATGTAAAGTAAAAATACTTTACGAATATTTAAGATTTCATTTAGAAATTTATTGAAAGTTAAGTGCGGCTCGTTTAACTCGAATCTTAGAGCCCCAGGGGGTTTAGAACGCCCCGTTAATTTTATAAGAACATATATTATAAAAATTATTTTTTGTGAATTTTATTGTGACACCTGATACACACTGCCTCTAAATTATCCATATCCAGTCTTTTACCCCAGTCCTCTTTTAGCTCTACCTTATGGTGAACAATCAAATCTTTGTCATTCACTATTCCTTTACTTAAACAATGTTGACACAAGTAGTTATCACGTAATAATACTTGTTTACGCAACTTACGCCACTGTGTACTGTTGTAGAACGCTGTATACTCCCTATTGTGCCTATTGTGTCTAACCTCTTGGTTATACCTTTGTGTATTGGCTTTCCTATAGTCTTGTAGCTCGCTTTGACTATAAGTTCTATTTCCTAATCTAACTTTTGGAACTTTGAAATTACTCAAATTCATTTCAACTTCTTTCAATTAACTTTTGTTCTTTCATTTCTTAACAAAGAAACTCAAATCAATTTAAGAATAAAAGAAAAGACAAAATGAAATAAGAAATTATAATCTCAAATCATTTTGTCTTTAACTTTAGAAATTGTTAAACAACAAATAATATTAACAACAAACAAACTTTAATTTTTATTTATTATTTAATGTTTCTATTAATCTCTTAAACTAATGAAACCTTTTGACATATAAATGAATGTTTATTGTCATGTATGTCACACACTAAAGTGATGAACTAAAAGTATGTGACCTTAAATAGTAACACCTTCAAACCCCACCTTAAATAAGTAGTGTCCTTTAATATGTGCGTCCTTATTCTGTGGGTAGTTAAGATAGGTGCATACAAAAAGACACGCTACAAAAGTAACGTGCCTCAAGAATATAGTGTTGGATCACATATCCACTGAACAACAGCTCCACATCTAAAGATGCTATCCAGTTTTCCTATGCGTATATTATATAATGTATTAGCGTTAAACTCATAATATAGTTCGATGCGTTCGATTGGTTCGATTAGTTCGATGTGTATCCTAATCGTAATATCCTTTCTGTGCATCCATATATACGTTTACTATTTCATTTAAACAACCATAGAATGTTGATTTACTTTTTATTTCCATTAAGTCCATAACAGTTTTAAGTTTCGTACCTAACTTAATCATCTGCAATATATGAAAGTTCATCTCGTTAGTTATGTACTCCTCATACTTATCAATAAACTCAATCTTCTCTATGAGTTTTAAATTACGTCTCCACGCTTTATTTCTATTCATAACCTTCAAGAACACTTTATCGCCTGCTTGTCCTTTAGCTTTAGGCATAACAGATTCGATACCATATTGTGCAACTGATGTACTATCCACGTCATAAATTTGTGATGTTATAATGTTGGTCATCCACTTATAGTTATATATCATTTCTTTCACTTCTTCTCTTGTGTACAAGTGATTACCTCCTTAGGTTTTAGAAAATTCATATAAAGCTGATTCAATTTTATAGATTAAAATCAATTCTTTTATCGTCAATCTAACGTTTAGAATTTTCTTTTTATAGATGGCGTTTATGAGACATAATGCAGTTTCATCAATATTACTCATTACATTACCTCCATTACTTAAACTGTTTCTTTGCTCTTTCTATTTCAAACTCCACATCTTCTATATCGCAATCTCTCACGTACTTAGTAAACAGATACACATTCGTATATCTCTGTGCGTCTAACTCCTGACGTAACACTGTATTGTTACCTATTGCTATGAGTAGAAGTATGCCGAGTATAATGGTTAATGCTATCCACATCACTTATGTTCCCCCTTACTCTTTATACATATCCATACTAGATACATAACTGGAATAATCACTATCCACCAAGTCATTTAAATACCTCTTTCCATAATTCATTTAAATGAACGTGATCCTTCACGTCGAAGTCCTTAGGCACTTCCACCTCATCGTTAGCAGTTAACTTATAATACAACTCTCTACCAATCCATTTACCTAACTCATACATAGCGATAGTAAACCAAATCTTTAATATGCGTTTAATCATTCCGTTCACTCCTTGCCGAGTATTCTTTTAATCTCTGATACTATATCCTTACTCTTTAAGGTCTGCTTCTTTGATGAATGTGCCATTGATTGTCTTTCCTTTTCTTCCTTTGATTTCGTCATAAGCAAATTGTAAACACTCCTGTAAGGTCATATCATGTTGTTGCGCTAGTATAATTAGTGTAACCACCGTATCTCCTATTCCGTCTTTTAACGCTTCTAAGTTTCCACGTGATAATGCAGCAGCCACTTCTCCAGCTTCTTCATAGAATTTAAGTGCTTGTCTGTCTGGGTTACCATTGTGCAAATCTTTATCGATGCTCCATTGTTGTACTTGTTCTACTAATTGATCTAATCTATTTGTCATTTATTGTTCCTCCTCAAAATCTTCTGTTGTTTCTTTTATATTATTCATGAAATCCTCTATACTTTTTCTTATATCTTTACCACTGCAATTGTCAGGATCTTCCATAGTTTCGTGTCGCAAATTTACCAATCTCACTAAAACCATACCAAACAGTTCATTTAAACTATCTATTTTACTTGCTGCCTTTGCGTCTTTATTCACTTCTCTATGAAACCCAACACCTTCTAACAAATCTTCGTCGTTTATCTCTATCTTTAAATTTAATTTCAAAACATTACACTCCTATACTTTTTACAATGTATTTCTAATTGATCTATTGCACTCATATTTGTTTATACATCATAGTCTTTAAACTCTTTAAATTTTCACATCACTACCACGCTCCAAATCACTTAATAAATTTTGAAACTCGTGTGTTCCGTCGAGTTCGTCCATGCGTTTAAGAAGTTCTCCTAATTGAAATAATGAACTTTCATCTTCTTTACCATCAGCCATTTTTGTCATATGAAGTATTATCGGATATTGAAAAAGCATTTCTTCTTTCAACTCTAGCCATGCATGTTTATAATCTTTATCCTTCATGGTTTGCCTCCAATTCTTCTAACAAACTATCCATAAGCGAATGAACCCAGTACATTTCTTGATTAACAGGTTCTTCATTAGCATGTGATAGCGATACATCTTTAATGAACTTTATATTGTCCTTTAACTTATTTATTCCATCAAACGCTTCTGCCTTCCTTTTCACTTCTGCCATATCATTGATGAGTTCATCACGTTGCTTGCGGAAACTGTCACGTTCTCTTTTTGCTTTCTTCAACCTAGCGTCCATAACACTAGATACAAATTTAGCTTCTGCGTTCATTTCAAACACTCCCTGTTCTTATTCATATGCTCACGTGCTACTTTCATCGTCACTCTGTTTCCTGCTATCTTAACCACAAAGCCTTTAACACCTAGCTGTCGTAATTCACGCTGTATTTCTGTAGGTGTCTTGCCTTGTGTGTTGTAGCGATAGCGTTGGTTGATTGTGTCGGATAATATCATGCGTTCACCTTCTCGTATTCGTCTGCCCATATATACATCAATCCGTCACTTACGTGTTTGCGGTTACACTTCCTTGCAATGTTGCGTCTATCTATGAATAATAATTTTTGAGCTTCTACTGTACTTGCGAATTCCTCTACAATTTTGTTGTCTCTATCTACTAGATATACCGGTTTAGATACACCTTTATTTCTTCGATACACTCTATATTTCTGTAATGTAGACTGGAATAAGTTATCTGCAATAAAGTTGTTGTATCTACTATCTTTCGGATATGCGTGCAATCCATTTCTCAAATTACCGATAAACGTTTCATATACAATATCTGCTGCACGATATTTCTTATTCTTATAAATAACTGTGGAAATACCGTTACAACCATTCGCAAATTTATATTTACCATCAGGTCTTTTCATTCTGCCTAAGTTACTCACGTATAGATCGTATTTCTCGCTATACTTCCAAATTTCATCTTTTGCTACAACTCTTTCGTTAAACTCCTGTTTCTTATTCACTCTCGGCATTGCGTCGGTAAAGAAGCACTTCAATTTATCGTTATATGTGCCACGTTCCTTTTGATACCACAGTGTGTTTAGTGGAATACCTGTAATGTTGTGCAAATGAGATAGGTCTGTCTTAGTCACTGTGTGAGTGAATGGTTCATACATATACACCATAATTAGTCCTCCTTATCATTCTATTGACCTTTCGTATATATTTTTTAATTCCTTATCTACATCAATTCCTAAATTTTTTTCGAGTTCCAACATTTTTTGTTTACTTTCCCCTTCTAATTGACTTCTTAATATTCTCCAAGCTTCATACATCAAAGAGGCATCACTAAATTGATCGACCATCGCAAAAAAATCTTCGTTGTCCATATAAATACTTTCTTCTTCGTCTTCAGAAAATGGAGTAAATGTTGTAGTTATTTGACAAGCGTTTTGTGAGATATACCAAAAATCTACATCATATGCCATTTCCTTCTACCTCCAATTTTTCGATTAATCTATCTGCATAATCTCTAGCTTTTTTGATGTCTGCTAGTTCGTTGTCCTTTCTTCCTGCTCTAACTGGATATTTAATCATGTTACCTTTCATAAAACCTTTAAATTCTTCAAATGTTAACTGTTGGTATAAGAATTCGATAACATCAATTCCTTTTCTTCCTTGATAATGTGACGGGTGGTTAACCTTGTCATCTAACGTCTTTTCTACTTCTTTACTAGTTGGTCTAGGCACACTGATAAAGTCATAGTTATCGTCTATTTTAATAGTGCCAATACCATCAACTTTTACTACTGCGACGTATTTTAAATAAAATACGTCTTGATATACGTTCAATACTTGCCCGTACCTTTGCTTGTTGTCTCTATCAGAAAATTTTATATATTCTCCTATACTTAAATCTCCAACACTCATGATCTAACCACCTTTCTAGGGAAGATGTCATTTTCCATAAGGTGCGCGCACCATTTACCACGAGGGTGTTTTTGAGGCACTGTAAATAAATGTGGTTTCTTACGTTTCAACTCTTGTAATCTGCGTTGCTCCATTCTCTCTTTATAACTAGCAATTTCATCCTCTTTAGGTTTCAAACTATCCCACTCACTACGTCTTACTCCAATAGGTGCTTCTATTGCATCTTCAAACTTCCAACCAGAAGCTAATCTTTGTCTTAAGATATCGGGATTGATATCTGCTTCTTTCATTTTCTCTACTACATCTGGTGTAATAGAGAAGTATTTATTTTTAACTCTCATTTTTGTCGATTCCATTTACTCCACCTCTATTAATTCAACTAGTTCAAAATCTTCATTCATCAACTCTTTGTCAGGACTGTTACTGATTAAATCTAAAATGCGTTCCTTTTCATCACTTGCAGTAATTTGATTGTTTACCCAAACTGGATACTTACATCTAACTTTCATTGTTGCTTCGACTGTGATTGTTTCTTCTCTGTTAGCCATTACTCATCACCTACTAATTCGCCATCTTTCCAGATGAGTGTCATTGTATCTCCATCTTTCAACCAAAATTCTTTGCTAAAATCATCTTTTAGTTCATTGATAGATTTTTCAACCCGTTTAACTCCACCACCATTTACAAATATTTCCAACATTTCTGGTATCTTTGTTTCTTCCGTAACTTCTTCTTCAACTTCTACTGTGAAAGTTTCATCTACAACGATTGAATACTCTATCGACACTGTTTGCACCATGTCAAAATACACAGAACCTCTGTCAATATTGCTATAAAATGTTTTTTCTTTAACACCATTCTTCCAAGCCCACTCAATCAATTCTGGTAATGTCATTTCAACTTTCTTTTTAATCTTTACCATCCTTCATCTTCTCCTTCTTACGTTTTTTGCGTACCTTGATTAGTTCTTCATACGTTATCCACTCTTGACCTGTGTATTTAGGCGCTTTACATATCCACGTGAGTGGTACTTCTCTGTTTTGATATCTAAATATCTTTGATTTTATTTTGGCTTCTGGAGTAGGCATACCTTTTACATCTATCACTTCGATTAGCTTGCCATCTTTCCATAAAGCAAAATCTGCTACATAGTTAATAGATCTGAAATTTTCAAATTTAGGTTGTAATTCGTACTTAGGTTGCAACTCTATATGGTCATATCCCTTACCTAAGTTACGTTCTAAATATTGGTAGAAGTCGCATTCAACTTTGCTATCGAACACGACACCTTTATATTCAACTTTTTTAGAATTGTATTTACTCACATTGACACTCCTAGAAATCAAATATAGTTGATTGCAACCCTAATTCTTCTTCATATAGAAGGTCGTACACGCCTTTAAAATGTTTCAACTCACTATCAGTCATCTTTTTACTTTCTTCGCTAAAATGAGCGCCTGTGAGTGATTTAACGATGTTCAAATTAGATTCGCGTTTTTCTACTTTTATTTCTTCTGTTCCGTCTGGTCTATAAAGGTAATACTTTTCGATAATTGCCATTTTTATCTCTCCACTTCGTTTCATTCATGATTAACTCTTTCACTTTTTCATAATCGTCAAAGGGTTTAATGGTTCCAGTATCAAGCAGCCTTTTAACTGCCCACCCAGACTCGATTAATATTTTGGCTATGATTGGATCTTCTTTATAATCCTCTCGATACAAGATGCCTAACAGTTTCTGATACTCATAAACTTTCATCCATAAAACCTCTGCGTTTTCTTGTAGAAATCAAGGTGTGCCACCCCTGTTTCTCCGTCTTTATTTTTAGAAATAATGAATTCAATTTCCGACTTGCCTGTAATGTTGTCTTGTTGATCTTGGTCGTAATAATCGTCACGGTATAAGAAGAAAATCATATTCGCGTCTTGCTCAATTCCTCCTGCTTCTCTTAAATCAGACATCATCGGACGCTTATCACTACGACTTTCTACACCTCTACTTAATTGAGATAGTGCGATAATGATACAACCTGTTTCTTTAGCTATAATTTTTAAATCACGAGAAATCTTTTCAACTTCTAACCGTCTATCACGTTGAGGTACATCTGATTGCATGAGTGTTAGATAATCAATGAATATTACGTGAGGTTTGTCTGTTTTTTGAGATGCGACTTCTCTAACGTCTTGTGGTGTCATTTGTGCTTGGTCCTCAATCTTTAAAGAATTACATTTTTTAATTTGATCTATAGCAGACATTACCGATGAAACTTCATCATCATTTAATCCGTTACCTTGCTTAATTTTAGATAGTGGGATATTTGTTATTGTTGCAACTAATCGCTCAACGATATTGTTACCTCCAGTTTCTAAACTAAAAAACGTTGTAGGGTATCCACGCTGCGCGATATTCCACATCATTGTTAATGCAAGAGAAGTTTTACCTAACGAAGGTCTTGCACCTAATACATTCAACTGACCTGGTTCAAAACCAATGATTTTGTTATCTATAGAAGCAATACCAGTTTTAATAAATTGTTTTGGTTCATCAGATAAAATATTTTCTACAACTTCAGCTAGAAAACTATCAGTAGCGTCTGCTTTTTTTATTGTCATACCTTTTAATTTCTCTAATTCCTCTACCAAATAATTAAAATTTTCTTTACTCGGCATTGATTGATACTCTGTGAGCTTCTCACGAGCCTGTGATAAGACATATTCTTGTAATAGGTTCAATTGGTCGTCCATAAAAAACGCCTTGTCAGTGCCATCTGAGTTGTATAAACGGCCTAATCGGTCAGTAGATATAAATTCATTATCATCACGACTTTTAAAGTAGATTTGGTTTACATCGACTTTCCCCTGCTCTAGTGCATACTCAATGAACACTCTTAATTTTTCATCAGTAAACATTTCAGGTTTCAATCTGAATTTACTTAGTAACTCTGGGTTACGCATGAGGTTAGATATAATAGATTCTTCGGTACTCAACACATCAATACTCATCATCTAACCCCCAATCTTCTTTCATCTTTTGCCATCGTTCTCTTAATTGTTGCCTTTTCTCTCTAAACTCTTTATCGTGCTGCATTCTGTATTTATCAGTCTGTTCTTCTGGTATCACTGCGCTTTCCATTTCTGGTGGTTTGCGATCAATAATTTGTGCAATCGTAGGTTTATAACGACTTTCTCTAACATATTTCTTTGTTTTGTGTAGTGTTCTGTCGAAATCCCCATATTGTGTGAGTTGTTCTACCCAAAGGTTGTACTTAATTTTATTGAATTTCATATCGTAGACATTATTTATTAACTCTAAGATTTCAATTGCTTCTAGTTCAGTCATTGACATAATGTCTAACCTCCTAATAGTTCCTGTTTCTTCTTAGCTAGGTAATCATCTTCTTTATTGTTTCTAGGTTTAACTTTAGATATTGCTTTCTCTTTAGTATTGACACCGTCTTTATTCCAGTTTTCTAATACTTTGATAAGATAGTTAATACCTTTGTTGTTTTCTTTACAGTAATCAGTAGCTACAGTAACGATTTCTAGTTTGTTATCTTTAAAATCCTTTATAGCTTCTTCTAGTTGTTGTGCTTTTAATGGACTTTGTATGATTTCTAAGTTATTACTAATATATTGGAATGATTTTGATGTCTCGTCTGTCACATTATTAGTGTTTTTATTATTAGTTAAATCATTATTAGTACTATTATTATTAGTAGTGTGCGATTCTCCTACGTAGGTTTTTCCTATATAGGTTTTTCCTACGTTGGAAAATCGAATGTGGTTAGGTTTTTCATAGACCGCATATTCATATTCTTTCAACCTACCTTTATCATCACGTTTTCTAGTTCGTTGAATATAACCAACTTTCTCTAATTCTTTTATGCCGGTTTTAAGACCACTAAGTCCGTCAGTTGAATGTCTAACTAATTCTGATTCGTATATTTGCCAGTCATCAGGTCGGCTTAATAAGTAAAGTAATATTCCTTTAGCTTTCCAGCTTAGGTTATCGTCATGAATAAAATTTTTGTGTACAGTTACGAAGTTCCCAGTTTCTTTGTAAACTCTAAAAACCGCCATTATTTCACTCCTTTTTGGTATAATGCTTTTGAGGTGATAAAAAACGTTTATAATTTTGAGATTTACACTAACAAAGGTGTTTATGTTACTAAATAAAAAGAGAAACAATTGAAAGAACAATCGCTATTAAACTTAGGATTAGTATCGATAAATAAATGATATGATCACGTTTTTTCACACATTTTCCTCCCCTTTCAGCATTCGGTTGAGTCTTTTGTCTACAGACACCCAACTGTCATGTAATTTGTATTTCTCATTAAAACTATCTATCCCTATTTGGTGCTGTTCCTTATGGTGTCTTGAACATAAAGCTAATACTTTGTTGTCTGTATGATTTATGTTCCGTCTGTTACGTCCTCGACCTACTGCGTGATAATGTGCAAGTTCGGCTCTAGGTGTTCCGCATATTACACAGTTACGGTTGACTGTCGACCAGTAAAGAAAAGCTTTATCATTTTTGAGTAAGTCACTCGTCTTATAATTAAGTGGTATATTATTGTGAAACACCCAGTCGAGAATAACTTCTATAACTTGTTTAGCTTGTTCTCTAGTACAATCGCTCAACGATAGGCGTTTCTCGTAGCCGTAGAGGACTTCTACGTAATCCATGAACATATACCTCATATAGTCACGAGGTTGTCCTGTATGTGCTTCTATGTCGTTACAGAGAGCAAATATCTTTCTGCGTTGTTTATCGGTAATCTTGAATGGATCAACAACTCTTACGTCAGCTTCTACTTCGTAACCGTTGTCTAAAAGTAATGATGTTTTATTATCTAGTTCTACTCCTTTGATGACTACAGTCGTTGTACCGTCATCTTCTGTAATGTAGTTTTTTATTACTACCATCTAATCAGTCCAATCAGAAAGGTAATTCTGAACTATCCATGTCTGTACCGTTAGCAAAAGGATTATATTTAGTTGCGCTTGGTTCTTGTTGCTTTTGAGGTTGGTTGTTTTGTTGGTTATTACCTTTGGTATCTAAGAACTGAACGCTATCAGCTACAACTTCTGTAACAAATACTCGACGACCTTCGTTATTTTCGTAATTACGTGATTGAACACGTCCATCTACACCTGCTAGTGAACCTTTTGAAAGATAATCGTTTACATTCTTCGCTTGTTTTCTGAATACAACTACATTGATGAAATCTGCTTCTCGTTCACCTTGTGCGTTAGTAAATGTTCTGTTTACTGCTAATGTGAATGTCGCTACTTCAACTCCACTCGGCGTAGTTCTAAACTCTGGATCTTTCGTTAATCTTCCTACTAATACAACTCTATTTAACATTTGAATTCTCCTTATCTAATTGTTTTAGTCCTGCATCTAGTTTTTGATGTGCATTTGCTATATCTTTTTTAGTAATTTTGTTAATGTTTTGAATACCTAACCAACGCATTGTTTTGTCTAGTGTTGCATCTCTTCCTTTTTCTTGAGATGAAGTTACAAACTGATTGATGCGTTCTTCTAATTCCGTTATGTCGTTATCATTAGCGCTCGGAACTTCTTCACCTAAATATAAGTAATTGCCTAACCCAAACTTAGCTGCACATTTAACCATGCATCGCTTAATCGCTTTGTTAATGTCGAATATTGCAGTAGAACTACCAATAGCTACTGGTTTGTTTCTGTAATCTAAAACTGGCAACCATTCACGTTTAGTTACACCGAATACTGTTAATTCAACGCATACCATGTACCCCTCATTCGTTTTAAGGTAAGGTACGAAAAAGTTTTCGTTATTACTATCTGGATAAGGGAATTCGATTACTTTTTCTTCATAAGTTGGATCTTCTTTAGTTAATTCTTGTTGAACGTATGCCCATGATAAGTAGTTCAAGTTTTGTTTCTTCTCAACATGAGCGTTAACATCTCTGCTGTTTAACTCTCTAAATTTATCTGCGAAGTTAGGTTTTTCACTCATCAGCTTTGACCTCCTCCAAGTCTTTCATTTTCACTGTTTTACGTGTTTCTTGTATTTTGTAAGTTGTTATTTCGATATCATGTTTATCCCAGTTAATATCAATATCATCCAGTCCGCTAATTACTGCAGCTCTACTACGCATAGCGTTGTAATTTGCATATTCTGGTGAAGCTGGCTTGTTAGTAAGCCACCAACCATGATGTTCATCTTGTATGCGATACTCAACTTTGGTTGTTTCTTTCAATGCCAACCACTCCTTTATGCAGCATGTCGATTGTTCTTTCCATAACTTTGATTGTTTCGTTTTGTGTTTTGCATGATTCTATAGCTTTTCTGAAGTCTTTTCTAAGTTCAAAATATTTATCGCACATATCTTCGTAACGTTTGTTTAAAAAGTCGTAGTCACTTTGCAAGAAATCTAAATCTATTTGGCTTTTGATTAGTTGAGAGTATTCTTCTCTAGTCAACTTGACTGTGATTAACTCTTGCATTTTCTCTCCTCCACTTGTATATTTAAGTTATACAGATTAGTTAGTGTTTGACTGTTACTTGTTAGCGCAAGTTTCAGTCTTTTTTGTTATCTCAAGCCACTTTTCCCAGAAGAATGTGCTAAAGATAAGTGTTAGCATTGCTATTCCTAATACTGTTGTGAAACCACCTCCTAAAAGTAATGTGATGATCATCGAAATGAACATCGTCATATAGCTAAGTAAGTACTTCATTTATCATCCTCTTCTTTCATTTCTAAAAGTTTTTCGATATATCCTCTTTCTAATGCGAAATCAAATAACATTTGTTGAATGTGTTCAGGCATTACAATCACTCCTTGATTTGTTCTAACTGCTGTCCTTGTTCATTCTTTTTTTCGGTTTACAATAATTTGAACTCTAATCCACCAATTAAGACATATAAGTTTTTATTAATTTGTGGAAAGCGTTCAATCAAGTGGTCATAATTATCTACTAACTCATTAGATTCAAATATTGGTCGTCTATTACCTTTCTTGTCATAGTAGTAATAGATGACTTTTTCTTCTTGCATTGCTATGCCTCCTAATTTACGAATTGAAAAAGTTAATTCTTTTTTAGACCCACTACCTCCCAGTCGTCTGCTATTAAATCTTTTGCCATTGGTTGCCACATTGGGTAGAAGTCTTTCTTTCTTGGTCTTACAACAATGTATCCATAACTATTTGTTGGTAAAAGCTCTAAGTTGTCTCCTGGTTTTCTAAATGTTTCAAATTCAGATGAGCGATAAATTGGTTTACCTCTTTCCATAGATAACTTTGTTGCCTCTTGTATATTCATAGCGACCTCCTTTAAGTTTTTTGTTCGATTGTGGGTTATGCTTCTACTAATCCTGGAATATTCCAACTTGCTTTATCTTCAAGTTCATGTGGTTTGAAATCTTTAAACGCAATCATAGTTAAAAATTGTTTAGTACGGTCATAATCAACTTTTTGAATTGCTGTGTATCTCGGGACGTTGAAATACTCTTTTAATCGTGTCCACATTGCACGAATGAATTGTCCTTTTTTCTTTTTGAATAATTCATTTTGGTACTTCATATCTACTGGAATACCATCTTTGTAATACTCTCTTGTAAATTGGTTTGCTTTTGATTGAACAATTGACTGCAGTTCCTTTTGCTGTTCATAAGTAATAGGTACTTCTTTTTTAATCTCTTCAACCATTTCTTCAACGTAAGATACTCTGTTTTCAACGCGATCTTCCATATCTAACATTCTTTCAATAATTTGTTCTAACTGTTGACCTTGTTCATTTGTTTGCTTTATATGATTTTGTAAAAAGATCAATTCATCTTTGCGTTTTGCCATTTTTAATTCCTCCTAATTTACGACGATTCTTCCGTTTAACATTGCTTCTAAATTGGCTGTAAATTCTTTCAGTAATGCTACATTTTCTTGTAGTCTTTCTTTCGACTTAGGATTCGCTTTGATGACTGTATCTAGTCTATATGTCTCAACGGAATTTTCTTTGATGAAGTTTTGAATGCTAATTGCTATCTTGTGTGCGTTGATACTTGATTCACGTTCTAACCTAGTTAATTCTTTTTCTTCGTATGCTTGGTTAGGGTCGCTAAAACTGTTTTTGTAGCGTTGTAATTCATCTCGAAGCTCATTAGCGTTGTTACTCTCACGCTCGAATTTTTGCTTGAATTGTTCGAGTTGTTGTTTAACTTCATCAGGTACAACCTCTTTGATAACTTCTCGCTCAACCACTTCAGGTTCTCTATTCTGTTCATCTTCTAGTTGTTTACGTGCGATTGATTCAGAACGTTTTGCTTGTTTTACTTGAGATTGAAGTTGAGCGTTTTGTTCGTCGCGTTGTTTGATTTGACGCTTAAATTCTTCGCGTTCTTTATTGGTCATTTCGTATGGTGTTTTCATTTCTCCTGAAGATGTTTGTTGTTTTTCTTCTCTCGTTTCCTCTGGTAAAGAAACTATTTGAGTTAAGGCTCTAATGCCTAATTGGTGCACATGTGCACTATCTATATTCAACTCACTAGAGATTTTCATAGACCTTTTAGCGAAAGTGCGATCGATACCAATTTCGTCTAACCATTTTCCAAACGTTCCATATTGCAAATTGTTTTCTTTTACATGTTTTAATCTTCTACCAATTTCAAAAATGGCTTCAGCACCTTGCCTTTGATAATGAGATATCTCAAATTCAATTTGTGGTAGGTTGTTGCTAAGTTGTAATTCGTTCAATCGTTTATGCTCCTTTCTGCTATAATCCTTATAAAAGGAGGTGATATTGTGAACATTGATAACATCCGACAATTTCTGGATCGATACGAGGATATGTCTTTAAAACTTCACTTAGATAATGGCGATAATGTTGAAGTTGAAGTTTTAGAAAACACACCTTCAATCGCAGGTATTCTTCAAGTCGAAAAACCTGAAAAAATCATCGTTAATTTAGACAGAGTGGTTTGGATAGAATATTTAAATACTAGTTATGAACCACTAAAATTTATCTAGTGACTTCTTTGTAAGCTAAGACCAAATTCGCAGTTGCCTCAATCAACTGTGGGTTTGGGTTTTTTTGTATTTCTTTTAATAAAACGTTAATTGTTCTGAACATTTCAATTGGATCATTTTGTAATTCGTTCAATTATTATCACCTCCTTATTAAGTTGTTTGTCGTTCTTTTGTTGACGTTTTGGAAACTACATGCGTAAAAAAAATACCGCACTTATCTTGTGGCAATTCTAATACTTCAATAACTTTTGCTAAATCGTCAACGTTAATTCTAATATGTCCGTTTTCTTTTTTTGAATAAGTGCCTGGAGTCATTTCTAATTTTTCTGCCATCTCTGAAAGAGAAATGCCTTTAGCTATGCGTTCAGCCTTCATTCTTCTAACGTTGAACTCATACATCTTGTCACCTCCGTTTTTTTTGAAGTTAACTCAATCTTAAACTCTAGTTTCCTAATTGTCAACAACAATCTCAAAAAAATATTTTTTATTTTCTTAAAATACTAGTTGTTTCCTATATGGAAAAGTGATAATATACTGTTATAGACAAAACGGAGGTAAATTTAAAATGAGAACTTCAGCAGAAATAGGTAAATTAATAAAACAACTACGTAAAGAGAACAATATAAATTTAACTGATTTTGCAACTAAAATAGGTGTTAATAAATCTACATTATCAAGATATGAAAATGGTAGTAGAAAAATACCTATGGAAGATATAGCTGAAATCGCAAATGCATTGAATGTTACCCCAGAAAGTTTATTATTAAAAAATAAACAACCAGAAACCGAAGTACAACATCGTGCAGCTCATCTTGAAGCCGAATTAACTGATGATGAATGGCAACGAGTTTTAGATTATGCAGATTATATTAGAAGTAAACGTAAATAAAGGGTGTTTTTTATGGGGTTATATGAAAAAATGTTAATAGAACATGATTATATAGAAGTCAGAGAGACAGATGTTATGCCTAATGACTTACATGGTTTATGGTTAGGCGATTTAATTCTAATTAAACGCAACCTTTCCGAAACACGCAAAGCCGAAGTGCTATACGAAGAACTAGCACATCACAAACTTACATATGGAAACATCTTAGATCAATCTAAAGATATAAACCGCAAATTTGAAAACTACGCTAAGCGTTACGGATATGAAGCTGCTCTACCTTTGCGCATTATTGTGGAGGCGCATAACTATGGTGTTAATAACTTATATGAACTAGCTGAATATGTTCAATTAAGTGAAGAACACGTATTAGAAATATTGAAACATTACAAAAATAAATATGGTATTGGAACTCACTACGGAGAATACTTGATTACATTTGATCCGTTGAGAGTTTTTAAATATAAAGAAATATAAAAAAGGAGAAATGTAGAATGAAAAAGGTTTTATTTTTAATATTTGCAAGTTTGTTGGTGTTAGGTGCATGTGGACAAGACGGGGATAAGTCGAATAAAGCTGATAACAAACAGTCCGAACATAAAAAGTCGAATGACCCTAAAAAGAATAAAGATGAGAAAGCAGATAATAAGAAAGATTCAAAGAATAACTCTACTGAAGAACAAGATACTTCAAACGTAGAAGAAAAGAATAACGAGAAACAAAATAACCAAAATGATAATGGACAAAATATACAAGATAATTCATCTAGTGAAAAATATCAAAACACACAAAACGTTGATGTAACAAATATCAAAGATAGAAGCACTCTTGAATCAGTTATCTATGGGAATTATAGTGAAACAGAAAAAATTCAAGCTTACAATAGTGCAGTAGCAAACGGAGTCATCCCTCAAGGTAATGTTATGGAAGGACCTGCTAGTGCAGCTTATGAAAGTTCGTTAAGAGTTGAAAGTGGTCAGGAAAAATCGATTTATGAAAATGTTCCTCAAAGCTCTGGGGGTACAGATGCAGGCATGATTGATTACGATGAAGTAAATAAATCAATGCAATCAACAAAAGAAAAACCTAGTAGATGGGTTCAGGAACAAATAGAATGGGCAGAAGAAAATGGTAAGTTAGAAGACAACTAATAAAATCGTCTACTAACGATTTAAATGACGAAGCATTGATAGTGTATAAATTACTTCTTATTAATTAATAATATCTAGGTTGGTTATAGTTTAATATTTTTTGGGGTAGCACGACTACCCTTATTATTTTTTTACCTTTTTTAGGGAGTGATGAATTATGAACGTAGCTATTTACGTTCGTGTCAGGTCAGTACATTAGAACAAAAAGAACATGGATACTCTATTGAAGAACAAGAACGAAAGCTCAAATCATTTTGCGAGATAAACGACTGGAGCGTATCAGATGTATTTATAGACGCTGGTTTCTCCGGAGCTAAGCGTGAGCGACCAGAACTAAAACGAATGATGAACGATATTAAACGGTTTGATTTAGTTTTAGTGTATAAATTAGATAGGCTTACACGTAACGTGCGTGATCTACTTGATTTATTAGAGATATTTGAACAGAATAACGTAGCGTTTAGAAGTGCTACTGAAGTGTATGATACATCAACAGCTATGGGAAGATTATTCGTTACATTAGTCGGTGCTATGGCAGAGTGGGAAAGAGAAACCATTAGAGAACGAGTGATGATGGGAAAACGTGCAGCAATTAAGCAAGGCATGATACTTACACCACCACCCTTTTATTATGACCGTGTAGATAATACTTACATTCCTAATGATTATAAAAAAGTAGTTTTATGGGCATATGACGAAGTGATGAAAGGTAATAGTTCAAAAGCTATAGCTAGAAAATTAAACGATTCAGATATACCACCTCCTAATGGTAAAAGGTGGGAAGATAGAACAATAACGAGAGCGCTAAGAAGTCCTATAACAAGAGGTCATTATACTTGGGGAGATGTATTTATAGAAAACTCTCACGAACCTATTATTACCGAAGAAATGTATCAACAAATAAAAGAAAGGCTAGAAGAAAGAATTAACACTAAAATAGTAAGTCATGTCTCAGTATTCAGAGGTAAATTTATTTGCCCGAGATGTGGTGGTACATTAACACTGAATACAACAACAAGAAAGAGAAAGAAAGGTTATGTTACCTATAAAACGTATTATTGCAACACATGTAAAGGTAAAAAGGAAAGTTTCGGCTTTTCAGAAAATGAAGCATTAAGAGTTTTTCGTGATTACCTATCTAAATTAGACTTAGAAAAATACGAAGTAAAGACAAAACAAAAAGACGATGTCGTTACTATTGATATAGACAAAATTATGGAACAACGTAAAAGGTATCATAAATTATATGCTAAGGGGTTAATGCAAGAAGAAGAATTATTTGAATTGATTAAAGAAACAGACGAAACAATCGCAGAATATGAAAAACAAAAAGAATTAGTGCCAAGAAAAACACTAGATATAGATAAGATAAAAAAGTTTAAAAATGTATTGTCGAAATCATGGAATATATTCTCATTAGAAGATAAAGCCGACTTTATTAAAATGGCTATTAAATCTATAGACATAGAGTATGTAAAGCTTAAAAACAGGCACTCCATTGAAATAAATGATATAGAATTTTATTAATATATGTACGGAAGTATAGACACCTGATTAATA